TGTCTTTCAGTACCTAATTTAATTTTTTCCGTTGGACAGTAAACTCCATTATACTTCTTACATAATATGTAATCTACTATAATAGTCTCCGAGTCTATTCTTACGATATTAACTTTTCTTTGTCCCATTTCAATTCATTTATAGATTTAACAATATACTCCAGCAAATATGCCTGAGCTTCATGTGATGCCGATGTACTCTCTATATCTCGATCAGATAATATGTACCAGCTTATATGTAATGACTCGTGTGTAATTAAACTTACATCTTGACTACTTAAATACATTAAATACTCTCCACCTACTTTACATGAATACGCTTCACTTTCTTTTACTATATTGAATTTTACTTTTGGATATAACCTTTTTAATGTCTCTTTATTATTAAATACTTTTATCTTTGTCTTGTACGTTGGTATATAAATCTCTTGAATCATTACACCCAAATATAATACTTATCTTTAAAAGATTACTTTAAAATTATTAACAATGAATATTATTAATCAACTCTCCTACTCTAATTCCTACAAACCAAATGTAGTATATGGCACCATAACCATTAAATACTATCCAGAAAACATGAGACCTACAGCTAAAGATAATCCAACCAAAGTTCTACCCCACATTAAATCATATACATCTAAACCAACTACCCTTACTTTAGACAATAACAATAAGTTCCCCACCACCAAACTATATAACCACGCCCTTAACAGGATCATAAGAGAACTCAACTTACCTAAAAAGAAAAAAGTATTCGCCTGGATTGACTCTATAGACATACTCAGAACAATATGCTCCGTATCCTATAAGTTTAATCAACATATTCACTAATTTACTTGTAAGACAAGGAGCTGAGGACTATTTTATTTTACTCCCCTACGGTTTCATTTCATTCAACCGTCCCCCCCCACCTCAGCACGATGTAGACATTGTGAGTACACAATGAACAAATGAAATACATTTGTTATACTTCATTGTATATTGAGTATGATATACTCTCTCTAACTGTACTCATTATACAATTAGTATTACATATGTGATGTAAACTCTGATTACTCTGTTAACACAGACAACAGACTCCTCATTGACTCTATGAGTGTGATATTAATGGTTAGTGTTATGTCTTGTTGTTGATAGCTGATAGCTATGTTGCGTACTTAAGCAAAGTTATAAGAAATTAATGACAAAGTCAAGTATTCATTACGTTCATTTAATTAAATAAATTAGATTGCAAACTTCGTTTGGCGTTGACCTTTCAGGTCTTGTCTATCGACAAACACTCAATCAAATTTAATTTAATACATTCTCTTATTCATAATGTAATAATGTGTAAATAGAATTGTAACCAATTCTCATTCATAAATGAATGTACTTCGATGTACATTGAATTTAGTAACAATGTTGTTACTAATTAAAATTTTAAGCTATGAGAAAAGATACAGCTAAACTCCTAAAAGAGTATAAACTTGCATCATCTGTTGATATGAACATTTCATTAAATATTTTAATAGAAATGCCATTATGGGACCCGTTTGTGGTCGAAGATGATGAAAGAGATTTATTGTCATTTGACGAAGATTTACTTCGCAATTACAATAAAGCCAAATCTATTCAATGTAAATGTTGGAAGATAGCTCATAATAGTAATTATGAATTATTACAACAACTATGTAGAATAGAATGTATGTAATAGATTTTCAAATAATACTTCGGTGTTATTTGAATTTAGATAAGATTTATATCCTTATCAATGATAATTCTCGCAAATCTATCAGCGACTAAATCCCACTTATGGTAAAATGGTAGATTATAAATGATTTGATTAATCATTCGAACTGAAGATTCTTGTTATAATGACCTTATGCAAGATATATCAAGAGTAATTACCTTGATGAAATCAAATCCAAATACATCTAATCAATGTAATGGTAATTATAATTTAATTCAGGTAACACGACGGTGTTACTTGAATTTAAACTTAAAATTTTATATTATGAAAACATTTATTTGGAAAACTTTAGGAAAGTTCTTAATAAAATTAGGCTATGAAGCTTATGGAACATCCGAAGGAAGAGTCGCAACAATTGTAAAGAAGCGTTAATATCTAGGCTTTCAATAGTAGGTTACTTTTCATACCATCCTGCTGTTGAG